TTATCTGTTTTCTTTAATTCAGACCCAGTAAACGCAAATTGCTCTGGCATTGGTGGTGCGTTTTCAGCCATGAATTGAGCTTCTTGAATACCAAGTTCTCTTTCTTTAAATCCAACATCTTGACGGTTGCGAACCTCGTTGATACCAAGATTAAGAATATCTGCAATAGCGTCTGCTTCTGCCGTTCTCTGACTAAGCGGAATCTCCTTGTCATTAAGGATATTCAAAGAACCTTGGATTGTTGGCTTTAGTCCTGGAATCAAATCTCCAATAGCCTTGGCTACGCTTAGAGACTTCTGAACCTTCTTCTCATCTTCGGCTTGCTTCTTAAAGTAATCTCCCACTTCGGAAATCGCCCCGCCAATACTAGCCCCAAGGTTAGCCACACCCTGTGCTTGCGTAGCAGCAGCATTAGCCATCCCGCTGTAATCCAGCTTGAATGACTCAGGGTTAATCCCCGAACCTAGCATCTGTCCTCTTCCGTAAGTCGCCATATTATTGATTTTACTTGAATAATGATCCAGCCTTGCCAAGAGCAAGCCCGCCAAGGGAAGCCCCACCAGTCATAGGAGCGGTTAAGAGCGCACCTCCAATGCTGCCAAGCGCACCCATAAATCCAGAACTGCGAGAAGCCTGTGCCTGTGCGTTAGCCGTAGCCGCTGCAAGTTGGTTAGCTCGTTGTGCTGCACCAAGGTTCAGCCCAACTGAAGTATCAAACAACTGAGGTGTTCCCGATCCAATCGCGCCAAGTCCTTGTTGGACAAACTGTTGTCCTTGTTGATACGACAAAGGCGCGGCACTCAGGAGGTTAAGCCCCGGCTGGCTGTAAAACCCTTGCGCGGCATTGTAAGCGTTCTGCCCCGCTTGTGCCGCCTCGGCACGTTTACGGGCAAATACATCCTCACGTCCCATTACCTCGGAGGCAATAGCGGCGTTACCTCCAAGACGGCCAGCCGCAGAAGCAGCTTCACGCGCTGTCTGTTGGTATCCACGTTGCTCTTCTGGGCTGATTCTTTGAGACGCTGCCAATGCTCGTTGCGCCTCTGTGTTAAATCCTTGGACAACACCCGCCTGTTCCGGCGATAGGGCTTGCATCAATCCACGGGTAAGACCTGCTTGTCCGGTCATTTGACCGAGTTCCGCACCCCTTGCTTCACCAAGACCCATGCCAGCTTGTTGCGCTGCCTCACGGCTAAGACCGAAAAGCCCTTGTTGTCCACCTGCCCCGCCAAGGAATGATTGAATGTCACCGAGATTCAGCCCTTGGAACTGTGGACGGAACTGTTGCTCCTGCGATAGTATCTGGGGCAATGCGCCAGACATACCAGAAACGTATCTCTGAATGTCTCCTCCAATGTCCATCTTCGGAGCTTTGACTTTTTTTGGTTTCTTGAATAGACTGCCCATGATTTTATTTGAGTTTTGAGTAGAATTTCTCCATGTTCAATAGGCGGGTGCGTTCCGATCCTTTGAAGTCGCGGCGAAATGAAATGTATTCGTAATCATCTTTGAAAGGGCGTAGTCCACTAAGCATATTGCCGCAACACATGGTGAAGTGAAGCGTGTTGGAATGCTCGAAAGCAACTGCTTTGTCAGGATCGCTACTGTGTGAGTGGAAGCACAACGCAAAAACCTTTGGAGTCGAAAGCACAATGCCATAAGACAAGTGCCAACCGATAAGGCTTTGGAGGTCAATGTCATTGGATTCATAAAGTGTGTGCGCGGCTGCTAGGTGGGAGTTCATCCGATGAATATCACATTCACTAGGGAGGTGTTAATTTCGTTACCACTGCCTGAGTTTGCCACAAAAATATCACAAGATTGGGTAGTTGTTGTTGTGGTAGAATTACCACCAACAAGTCCAGCAACAGCAGAAGTAGTAAAATTAGTAAACCCAGACCGCGCATAGTTAGCATCTGGGAAAGCAGTTGTAAAATTTACAGCGAATTGCCCAGTTCCCAATGTACTTACGTTAGCAACATTACCAGAAGCTCTAATTAACCTGCGATTTAGCGTAACGTTTCCACTAGTTGTTCCCGATGTGCCATGCGTTACAGTAAAGATGGTGCTACTGGTAACCCCCGTCACAACAAAAGCCCCATCTACTGCGGTTCCAGATGTAAAATCTAAATATACCTTATGTCCTACAATCAACCCATGTGCAACAGAAGTAGTTACAGTTACGGTTGTAAGCGTCCTAGAGTAAGTCCCGCCAATGTTATCTGCCGTTGTTCCGTCAAAATTCACCCATGCGCGAACTCCAAAAATAGGAGCGGTTCCAGTCTGCGCTCCATCCAGCTTAGGCGCGGTAATCGCAGCACTAGCAATGTCTGCCGTTGCAATAGTTCCATCTACAATGTTGGCAGATGCTATTGTGATTGCAGCGGGTAATGCCCCAGTTGCAAGTTTTGACAAATCAATAGCAGCGGAGGCATTGATCTTAGCGTTAGTAATCACTCCATCCGCAATAGCGTTAAGCGTAACTGCCCCAACTCCCATCTCGTTTGATGTAATTCCACTTGTCGCCACTTTCATCTTACCAGAAGTCAACGCAAGTGTGCTATTGGCAAGAGCATCACTTGTGAATAACGTCTGGTCAATGATGTTATTCATCAAAGTGCTTGTAATCACCTGATTGGTAGCAAATGTATTGGTTGTTTCTACGACTCCAGCCATATTAGGTTTGGGAAATGATTTGTCTGTTTGTCACGGAACCTGTGACCTTAAGTGAGGTGATCTTAGGGGAACCGATTGTCCGTGTCAAGGTTAGGCTTCCCACATAGCCACGAATCCCACCAAGGCGAAACCGGATATTGCCAGTTTCATCCTCATTTATCGCACCAGTTCCAAGAACCGTGCCACCAAGGAAGGCGGTTGTCGTCCCGATACTTTGGTTGTTATCAGGGTCTTCCGCCGCAAAGGAGATTGCATACTCGCCAAGTCCTCCATCAACGCATTGCATGGTAAGTTGACCATCTGTGAACCGCTTCCGGTCGAGATTGCCAAGCGCATAGCCCCTAGTGGTCAAAGAAGAGTTAATGGCAAAGCTAGTTGGAGTTCCTGCCGACACTAAGTTATCATTGGAACTCTCAACAGCCTCTAATTCATGCAGTCCTCCCAGAGAAGTCACGGCGTAAATGCTATCACGCTCTGCCGCGCTGCCAATAATCAGGTTTTTGATGATAAAATCGCCAGCACCAAAGGTATCAATCGACTCCCACGCTTTATTGAGGAAGTTAAAAACCAAAATTGTGTTGTTTCCAATGGCATCATTGGCTCCTGCGCTAGAATCCAACGCTACAGCAAGATAATATCGGTTATTGAACAGCACTCCAACCGCTTCTGCTGCCAAGTTCTTGTTAATCCGGTCAATGTATGGCTGGATATTCTTGGAAATAGGCTCATCAGCACCCCGAAGGTTGTAATCATTCAGGAACTCAACCGCATAAACCCCGTCATCCGACAGGAAAAACATGGCATTACCCTTCATTACAACGCTCCTCCTAGCCAAACACCCAACTTCAGTGGTCAACTGCGTTACCTTGGTATCAGTCAGGCTCCCAGCCGTCCCGCTTATCAGGTGCAAGCTGTTCCGATTCAAAACAACCAAGCCGTCATCGTAGAATCCCTGCATTGCCACAAGGTAATCGGTCGTCCCTCCAGTAATACGGAACTGATTGGCAATCTGGTCGAACGTATGGCTATCTAAAATATCCGATATGGCTATCTCATCGGTAATCTTTCTATCCGTGTAGGTAGGCGAGCTAAACGTGCCAGCAGGAGTGTAGTAAAAAGGAACCCACAATCTGCGCTGAAAGTAAACTCCCCACGGTGGAGCAGGTTGATGGATGAAACCACCTCCTACGCTAAACCTGCCGCCAAACTCGAGGTTTCCACTAAATGAAGCCTTAGTTCCAACCGGAGCATAGAATGTAATTGTTGTGGTGTTTGCAGAAAACACCTCAAATTCCTTGCCCACTATTGAGGTGAACTCGTCAATAGTCGTCTCATAAATAACAATGGTGTCACCTTTTGTTATTGTCGTGTTTCCAAGCGTATTTTTATCAATAGTAACCAGTCCATTTGATGCCGACACATTACTTCCTGCAACAATGAATGCTTGAGGCTGGGTGTAAGCACCTCCAGGGACAAGCGTAAAGTCTGCCTTTAGGACAGCATCCGTAACTCCAAATGTCACGGTCTGGGAAGTCGTAAAGGTGTAGGTGAACACATCTTTATCGGTAACGGTTACAACGGTAAACGTCCCATTGGCAGGCGTTCCAACAGTCAACCCGCTAACGACAATGCTATCTCCTACGGTCAACCCATGATCTCTAACCCTCATCGTCACGGTGAAAGCACTAGAACTAGCACTCTCAATCTGCCGACCGTTAGGAAACCACTCAAACGCTTGCTCTCCTTCTCTAAACAGATACACACGATCAAACGCCTGTATCATATCGGTGTCTCCAGCCAAAGACTTACCAGCAGGATACTCAATATCCTCTGTGGAGTATTCGCTCTGATCGCTAAGGGTAACGAGAATGGCCTTGGAGTCGAGCGCGAGGATAACGCTCTCCGCGTTGCCGGAATTGGGGTCGCTATACAGGCAGGAAGCCCGGACGTTGACGTTGGCGGAGTCATTGATCGGCGTTCCAGATAAAGTCCCGGTGGGTGGGGAACCGGAAATTGCGGTAAGCCCAGTGACTGTGTAAGTGAGGGTGTTCACGCTCGCTACGGTTAGGACAAAGTCCCCACTGGGGTTCCCACCAGTTCCAGTCAAGCCAGCGATCCGAGCCAGAGCCGTCCCAGTCAAACCGTGAGCTGTAACTGTCAGGGTGACCACACCGGCTACCACAGTGGCATTAGAGATGGTTTTAGAGGTATCAATCAAAAAGAATGGCAACTGCAACGGACTACCTCCACTCACCAACGATCCAGTCCTAGCCACAACCCCACGACGAGGCTTCCAATACCCATCCATCCTCCCATTCAACGACTCCCTAACCTCACCAACCTCCAACTGATTCAACTGCAATCGCTGATTCACACCCACAAACCCCCCATCCCCATCAGAGGCTTGGGCATCATCCATCGCACTACCACTCTGTGCAAACTGACTCATTAACGGTAATAAGCAATAGCAAGACCAGTAGTCAACGTCACGGAGTTAATCCTACCACCAATCCCCACACCAGCAGGAATCGTAAATAACGTAATATCCGATGAATCACTAAGGTTGGGAGCATCAAAGTTAGAGAACGTGCAGTCAGTCAAACACTGAACCCAACGCACATTGGTGGCATTAGTAGCCTGACTCGTAGCCAATACCTGTCCTCCACCCTGACCCTGCAAATCGTAACTAACTGGACTGCTCATGCACAACTCTTATCACATTCAGCTACCTTGTCAAGTCGCCTTTTGCATATTTTTTAGGAGGCTGGTTGATCGCACGGAAGTTCCTCTCCAGTCTCACCATCGACCCCCGCCCCCCCTATTGCAACAAACTCGCACTTGCACATCACTCGCACTTGCACATCACTTGCGTTTGAAGCGTGCGTTTGAAACACTGTGCCGGTGAACATTGTGCCGGTGAACACTGTGCCGGTGAACATTGCCGGTAGCTTAAAGCGTACGTTTGAAACGCTTGTGAATAAGTGTGGATAACTTTCCCGCTGATTCCTTGCCAGTCTTGCCAGGTTGCGTACGCTCTCAACTTGTTACAACTCTAATTTCAATTTCGCGATCTTTTTGCTTGACACTTGTCGACAGTGGTGATTATACTATTCTTATCAGGGAAGAATCCTTGAAAGGTTTGCACACGAAGCAAAGCAAAGGGAATGCGCTTCCTGATTGTTGCGGATATTTAATGGAGTGAGGCAATAGGTTTCCAAGACCTTGATTCCCTTCCTTCCTTCCTTTCATTCCCTATCCATTCCGTTTCCCTTGGGTTTCCCGCTTGGGTTTCTCTTTTGGTACGTACCACCTGGTATTCCCTCGCGTTACTTTCCTGCTAATGATCGTCGGAATTGATGACCTGGTGAAAAGTTTTTTCAAGATTGTTTCCCCGCTTGGAATCTCGGGAATGCCTTGTGGCTGTAAGGCTTTCGTGCATGGCAAGCAAAAAATGAGAATTTATTTTCAGGGATTTGAATAAAAGTTGTCGACAAATTCCACCCGCTTGGTAGGTTGCTTTCGTTGCCAGTGAACAAGGCAGCGCAAACCAAACCAAACCAAAAACGAAAATGAAATACGCAATTAAAAGACATGATGGGGCGATATTCCCAGAACGCTACGAAACAATGGAAGAGGCTCAAATTGAGCTCAATTATAAACTAGGCAATGGAGGAGGCTATGGCCTCGCCTGGATTATTCAAATCCTAGAAAAATAAACACACACACACACAAAATGAAAGACATTCAAGAAAAAGTTACCGCTCAAATTATTACCGCCTTAGAAAGCGGAACCGCCCCTTGGCGCAAGCCTTGGAAAGGTTCCGCCGCACCACACAACGTCACAACGGGGAAAGCCTATCAGGGAATTAATTGGTTCCTGCTCTCCATGATTGGCGGGGGAGGATTCCTAACTTACAAACAAGCGCAAAGCCTAGGCGGAAACGTACGCAAAGGGGAAAAAGGCAATCCGATTATTTTCTGGAATTTCCTTGAAAAGAAAAAAGCCAATGGAGAGATTGGAAAAATCGCTTTCTTGCGTTCTTACACGGTTTTTAGCGTCTCCCAATGCGAAGGCCTGGAATTGCCAACGCCGGAAACGGAAGGGGAAATCGTGCCTTTCGTGCCGATTGAACGGGCGGAGGAAACTATCACAAGAACGGGGGCGGAAATATCGCACGGCGGTGCAATGGCCTTTTATCGCCCGGCCATCGATCAAATCCAAATGCCGGAAAAGACCGCTTTCCATACGCCGGAAGAATATTATTCCACAGCGTTTCACGAGTTGGCACACTGGACGGGGCACACGTCACGCTTGGCAAGGAAAGGTATTGAAGATGTCGCTGCATTTGGAAGCGCAACTTATTCCAAGGAAGAACTCATTGCAGAAATGGGCGCGGCCTTCCTTTGCGCGGAACATGGGATAGACTCCACCCTAGAAAATTCCGCCGCCTATCTTCAAGGATGGATAAAAGCACTGAAAGGCGACTCCACACTTGCCATTTCCGCCGCCGGAGCCGCTTCTAAAGCCGCTAACTTCATCCTTGGAAAGACTCCCGCCGAAGCCTAACCCTAACCCCGGCAAGGTTCCACCCCTTGCTACTATCACAAACTATCACACAAAAAACAAAATGAAAACACACTATTGCATCTATCAAACAGGAAATGCACACATTGAAACCGCTTGCCTAGCAGGTGACGGCGAAACGCTGAAAAGCCCTTACACAGGGGAGCTTTTTTCTGATTTGCTCGCGGAGTTGAACGGGAAGCGGGAAGCGGGAAGCCCGGAGTTTCAAATCATGCCCTTGGATTCCGCCGTCCCGCTCATGGAAGAAGCGCAAAAAACCAAGTATTGCGGAGATTGGCGAGAGATTGACGAGGAAGACTGGTATGAGGCCTTGGAAGTCTTACCGCCTGAAAAATGGGAAACCGTGCGCGGAGTGAATTTTTTCAGGATGTGCGAATACCTCACGGGGAACATCACCGCGCATTATGCAAAGCTAAGGGGGAAATATTTCACCCGCAACTGCCCCACATCCGAAACTTACGAGGAACTCGCGGAGCAAGTCGCCGCAAAATGGTTTGCCTAACCTCAAACCCGCAAGGTTCCACCCCTTGCCTATCCACTTATGAAACCTACCCTTTACCTCCTCATTACCGCCGCCGCGCTCTTGCTAGCCATTGCCGTTTCATCCGGCAAGCTAGGCGGAATATCTGACCTGGAAGCGAGGAAACGCGCATCCGAATCATTCACACGTTAAACCAAACCAAACCGAAAACATGAAAACTGAAATTGAAATCCTAAGCGCGAAACGCTCAACCTGCAACGAATCCGAAGCGAAAGACATGGCGGGATGCCTCGCGGAGGGAGGGGAAAGGGTTATCTGCTACTTCCCCACCCAATCCGCCATGCGCCAAGCTAGCCTTTTCGCCGCCGCGCCGGAATTGCTCGCCGCTTTGGAAGATGCGGAGTTTCTACTTAGAAAAGCGGGACTAATCGCGGGACCCATGCAAGATAGCTTTAAGCGTTCCGCAACTGACGCAAGAGCCGCCATAGCCAAAGCCACAGCCTGACACACTAGCGGGTTCCATCCCCGCGCAACTCTTAAAACAGCATGAAAAACGATCTTACATATAGAAAACAAGGACCATTTACGTTCTTTGCACCCGAAACCCTAGCAGGGGAAGCCGCATGGCGAGCAATCGCGCAACAAACCCAAGGGACGGGAAAGGTGCTTACCGCGCAACTCCCCGCTGTATTGGCTCAACTCCGAAAGGCTGGATTTACTGTTGGAATTGCAAAGAAAATGGAAAAGGAAGAAATTGACGAAATAACCTCTTTTATTCTCGACACCTTGCCGACAAACCCCACACTGACCGCACCATGACACACAACCTCACGATAACCCGAGAAATTGAAATAGAATATGATTACACGCCGGAAAGCCCTGGAAGCTACCTAGTCCCGCCTGAATCCGCTTCCGTTTACGTCCACTCAATCCGCATGGATGGGGAGGAAATCAAACTCCCCATTTCCGAACTACGCGAGATCACCCGCCAGATTCTCGAAAACCCACCAGAACGCTCTCACCAATAAAACAATGAACACACACACAACCGAAGCCGGGGACATTTTCCTCCCCGTCACTATCATAACCCACCCGCGCCGGAACGTAAACCGGAGACGCCCACCGGAACCTTCGCCCCTTGGCGTATGGTTGTTAATCGCCCTAACCGCTATCACAGCTTCATTAACCACCTACCTGCTAACGAAATGAAAGCCTTTTACGAATCCTCGATTGAACCGGAATGTCCACTTCCTGATTATGATCCTGCGATGGACGAACCAGAGCCACCCGCACCGCGCCGGAAACCGCCCTTTAGGGTGATAAAACATGAGAATGGTTACACCTACCGATTCACCGAGTTTTTAGTTAGCACGGGATACCACGCCTTTGGGAAATATGCCGCAATGTCCGTTTGGGATCAGCCAGTAGTTTTATGTAACCGGAAAAGCATTGCCGACTTACTCAGGCACAACCGAAAGGCAAAACCATGTTAATCGACAACGCACCTGCCCTTATCCACGCCGCCGCCGATGTAATGAACATCACGCCGGAAGCCATCACCGGAAAGCGTAAAACCTTCGCGGAAGCGTTAGCCCGTCAAATCGTGATGACCTTATGGGCGGAGTCTCATTCCCTCCAATCCGCTTGTGAGATCGTGGGGAGGATTCACCACACATCCGCCGTCTATGCTCGCGCCAAAATCCTCTCGCAACTTCAATACTGCGAGAACACCCGCGAGCGTGTCCGTAAAGTCATGCAAAAATACTCAGAAAATATCCTTGTCACCACCAACCCAGAATCCTAAAACATCACCAACGCGAGGTTCAATCCCTCGCATCAACACAAACAAATAGAAAAACATGAACCTAGAACACAGCACACCGGAACTATTCGCCGCCCTTGCAAAAATGCAGGGAGAGGTTGAAAACGCAACAAAAGGCTCACTGAATCCCCATTTCAAGAGCAAATACGCAGACCTGGCGGAAGTCCTAAACACCGTCCGTCCAGTCCTAGCCGCTAACGGTCTATCCGTTATTCAGTCCCCGTCATTTGATGGGGGAATCTGTCACGTTACGACCACAATCGCTCACAGCGGGGGAGGATACGTTTCTGGCATGATGTCATGCGTCCCCGCCAAACAAGACGGGCAGGGCATTGGAGCAGCGACAACCTACCTTCGCCGCTACTCGCTCGCCGCTATCTGCGGAGTCGCTCAGGAGGATGATGACGGCAACACCGCAGCACATACGAAACCCGCAACCTACCCGCTTATTTCCAGCGGAGAGGCAGCACGGATCAAGGAAAGCATCGAGTCGCTCAATATCGACGAAGCCGCCTTCCTTCGCCATTACGGAGTCAAATCCATTGGTCAACTCACAACGGATAAAGTCCCTGCCATCGACAAAGCCTTTATCGCCAAAAACAAAGCCAACATCACCACCGTATGAGAATTACCCACACGCCATTTCGCACCCCTACCCGTAGCATCGGGCGGGACGCTGCCATAACGGTCGCGCTCCTCCTTGCAATGGGAAAGCCGAAACTAACCACGCTCCAAAAAATCAAACGACTGTTTAACCTATGAACAACGCACAAATTGAACACAATCTAGGCAAGGCGTATTACCTACGCTCCGCCAACCCACGGAACCTCACCGCTCCGGTTTCCAAGTCTCTGCTTTGGGATTTCAACGAATCGCCTTACAAGTGGCGACATTCATCCGGCAGGGAAGTCACGAAAGCAATGGATTTGGGAACGCTGATTCACTCCGCGATTCTTGAGCCAGAGACGGCGATCACCGACATTGCGTCAGTGTCGCCGTTCCCCGACTTTCGCACGAAAGCCGCGCAGGAATGGCGGGACGACCAGCGGGAAATGGGGCGCATGATTGTTACAGATGCCGACATTCGCACCGCCTCCGGTTGCGAGCAGGTCTTTAGTGAGGATTACGCCCAGCGTTTCGGCGTTGGCTACAAGTCAGAAGTCGCGGTTTTCGCGGAGATTGGAGCAACCCAGATTAAGGGCATGATTGACCTTGTGCCGGACAACCTGGACTTGCTTGTTGACCTGAAAACCACGGCACGAATCGGGAGCTTGCGGGAAATCACGAACACGATCATTAATCGTGGATACCACTGGCAAGCCGCGCTCTACCTTGACCTTTGGAACGCTGCCAGCGGGGAGAAGCGGAACCGTTTCGTGATTTGCTTCATCGAAGTTACCGAGCCTTACGAAACCGCATGGGTGGAAGTATCGCGGGAGCTTATCGAGGCGGGACGCGCCGGATACATGAACGCGCTCGCTAAGTGGCAATCATGCGTGGCAATCGACGTATGGCCTCGCCAGCATGAAGGAATCACCCTAATCGAGAAACCAGCATACCTATGAAACCATACTATTACGTTAGTGGCTCCGAAGGGAGACTCTTAAATGTTAAACATCCAAACTTACACTCCGCTCATGTGGAGTCTCTACGCCTAGCTGAAAACAACTTAGGAGATGCTTTTGAAATCCTCATGTGTATCGGAATAACCCAAGCCGTGAAATCTTCAACATTCTGGATGGACGGAGTAAACCCTTATCAACCATAAACAATTTCCTCGCGGATCGGGAGAACCCGACGAGCAGGGGCAAGGGGGGGCAGCGCATCCCAAAAAACGCTGACCAACTAACTAAAAACATGAGTGATAACATCGAAATAAAAGGAACAGTCGAAACGATTCTTGAAATCCAAGAGTTTGCTTCCGGCTTCAAGAAACGCACAATCGTGGTGAATACCGGAGGGAAGTATCCTCAGATGGTTCCCATTGACTTCGCCAAGGAGAAGATCAACCTCTTGGACAGCCTTACAAACGGGCAGGAAGTAACCATCGGAGTGAACATCCGGGGCAACGAATACAACGGTAAATACTACGTCTCCCTTGCTGGCTGGAAGGTCGATGCTGGAGCAGTAGCAGTGGATGACGACCAGACTATTCCCTATTAACCTTGAACACCGAGCCGCGACGGTAAACAATCCTCACGCCCAGAGACTCGCAGCAGGGCAAATTTTCCAATATGAAACAACCACCAATCCCCCCTACCTACTCTATTGATGAGGCTGAACGTCTAGGCTATCAGTCCATCACCACATCCTACAACAAAATGGAGCGCGAGTTTCTAACCAACGTCCTCCTCGACATGATCGGCATTGACCATTGCCTAATCGAGACAGGGCGGGGGCTGGAAGTAGGAAGGCTGAAATCAGAACTGCTATGAACCTATTCCCTGAACTACCGGAAGAACTATCCCCCCGCCTGAAATGGATGGAGGCTAAAAACATCCGCACAATGCAGACGAAAGACAAAAAATGGGTTGCTTACAAAAGCGAAACCCAGCATCACTACACGCATGAGGACGAGGTTGACGCAGTTGTCGGTCTCGCCAAGAAACTAAAAATCAAACTTTGGAATGAATAACATGACACCAAAAGCACAAAGAATAGCAATAGCCGAGGCTTGTGGGTGGAAATGGCATAGTAGATACAAAGGCAGTATCAAAGTATGGGATAATGGATTGAATTATGTTTTTTATGATTCAGATCTTCCCGACTACCTCAACGACCTCAACGCGATGCGCTCAGCGGAAAAGACATTAAAGGATTTAGGTTTAT